GCGATCTCTTTGTAAAATTCATCTTCCAATCCGGAATATTCCAGATAGCCACCTTTTTTCAACGACAACAACTGCATCTTAAGATAGATGATCGTATATGTATCGCCACCAGCCATCTTTCGGAGTTTTTTGATTCGTTTGCTATCAAAGAAATCATCCATCAGTTTAAGCCAGTAATACCGCTTATTCTCCGCCATTTTCACTACCTCCAAGCAATTCAATAACCTTTGCCCCAGCATCTTCCGGGCGACAAAATACGAACTCAACGCCATACTTAAGTTGCATTGTCAACATAGCTTTTGCCAATACCTTGCCAGATGTCGGCTTTGTTTTCGGTAGCGATACATTCAGCAATTTTCCAAGTGTGTGCATATATGCAATATTGTTATACCGGTCCACTCGAGGATTATGCCATGTAAATACATCATTGACGGAATACACCTTGTCTGTATTTTCAATAAGCACATATAACTTAATTCCGTTGTTCTGCGCCAAAATACACTCGTCACGGAATCTCGGATGTGCTTTTCCACAGATATTCCCTACAATTTCCTGCATGTCCTTTTTCGTGTCAACGGAAACATCATATGTGCCAAGAAAATCCATCTTTTTAAGTTCCATTTTTCTAGCTGATTTTCTATGGATAACATCCGCTACCTTGTCTGTGGCAATTATGTAATCTCCAACCGGCAATGGTGCACGCAAGACTTCCATATCGTGGCTTTTGAAATATCTATTCTTAAGGATATGCAAGCCCTCTTTCTGTCCTTTATCCTCAATTATTAACACGTATTCTCCTTTCTGGCGGTCACTTTCAGCAACCGCCAAAGGTATCTCATGGCTTTCAATTTAGTTTTTTGTGATATATTAAAATTCCTTGCCAAAACATCAGATACCGCATAAATTGGTTTCTTTTAGGTAAATACCAAGGTGTTGCAACCTATTTTAATATTCAAGATTGAATGTAATTCTTGGGTTATATACGCTACCCTCGCTATCGTCGATTTCATAAAAATCGACATCTTCATCGAACTCTGCAGTTACGGTTGCCTCCTGCGTGTCGTTCTCATTGTTCCTGTCAAATTCCGCTTCAACATCGGTATCGAATTTCGCTTTTACATGGAACTCCACTTCTGTATCTGGCTTAAACTGCACCAGATCTTAAATCAACGCATATACTTTCATGCCGTCTCCTTTCAGAACGGACAAAGGTTCATATCAACCTCTAATCCTTTTTCTGCAATATAAACATTTGCTCCATATTTAACTGTTTCTTCTGTCTTTTGTTTGAATAATGCCGAATCTGCTGATTTATCTGATAAGTGAATTAGAACGACATTTCGCAATGCCGGATTATCGTTAGTAGAAATAAAGTCAAGTGCCGTTGGTAAGCTCATATGACCTCTTAATCTGTGTTCGTAATTTGGCTCTTCTCGGTTCACAAACTGCATATCATAGTTGGCTTCCACCATGATGTGATTAACACCATTAAATCTCCATCTGACGTATTCCGTGTCTGTTGCATACACCAAGCTGCCAATATCCGGGTGTGTGATGTAAAATCCGTAGCAGGGGCACTCTGAACCGTCTCCGTTGTTGTGTAGCCATCTGCCGGACTTATCCCGGTTTTCAAATGCTCGTATGCTAAAGCTTTCTTTCCCAAACTGTAGGATATTTCCATCTATCAATTTGAACGGCTCCCACACTGGAATACCGGCTCTAACATACTGAAAGAAGTACTGATGATGGTCTGAATGTATGTGGGTTGTGATTACTGCTTTAATCTTTCGCACATTGAAATCCAGTGCTTTCTTAACTTCCATAAACGGCAACCCTGCTTCAATAATTAACGCTTCGCTTTCATTTTCCAGTATGTAGCAATTACCGGATGAACCAGAGCCTAAGGCTTTAAGTTTCATACCTCTTTCACCTCAATTTTCAAATATGTGTTTATTATCGATTATCCAAGGATGTTTCGTGTAGTCTATATGGCTTGCCGCATTTGCAACTGTTTTCCGTAGCATCTTTAAATGTTCCTCACAATGCTTTCTTCCAGATACCGCCGGTCTACCACAGATTATGCACAATCCTTTATCCTCCCGGTACTCCCTTTGGCTTGTGGACTTCTCGCACGAACGCCTCTTTGCCAAACACCTGTTGCATAAAACAGTTCCGCATACTGCATTACGTTTTCCACACTTCACGCATATTCCACTGGACTTATTCATGTAATATCTGGTACGGACTCTTTCTTTCCGTGCTTCTGCCTGTTCCGGTGTTTCCCTTGCAAGTCTCTTAGCCTCTACCTTCGCTTTCTTCTCCCGGCACTCAGCGCACATTTTGTACTGCGTTCCCAATATGCCTTTGTGACATCTGGAGCATATACCAAGAGATACATAAGGGTCTTCCGCTTTTTCTCTCATTCGGCATCCTCCAAAAACCATATTCCTTCCGGTTTTAAAAAGTTGCCCTGAACAATGTTCTTTCTGAATATACTTTCTGCTGTCGGTGCAAGATCCGTAAGTCTCTGTATGCTCTCTTCTATGTTGTCTGCCAGAATATCAATGCCGAATAATGTCTCTGCAGCTTCCGTTTCAGTCATTCCTATTGACAGTTTCCGTTTCAAGATTTCCACAAGGAAATTTCCAGTACCACACGCAGGCTCCAACACTGTTCCTCTCCAACACTCTGCACCACCATTTTCATCTTCCAACATATTGCACATCTTTTGTACCATCCAGCCCGGCGTATAAACTTCTCCAAACTTTTTGACGCGTTCTCGGCTTTTTGTAATTTTTTCTTTCTGCCTATTTTCCATTTCTGTGATAAAACTCACTCCTCACATCAATAATCTGTCTTGTCTGTCCCAACAATGCCCGATTATGCTTTGCCCTCTGCTCATTGTCACAGATAAATTGCTTGCAAATTTCTGGTCGAACCGGATAGATTCTGCATTTCTCGCAACTCTTGTCCGTATCAAGAAAAGGACATGTCATATCATATGGTCGATTCACAGTAGGAAGCAGGTGCCTACACTCTTTGATATGGTTCTTACGGATATATCTGTGAATTGCATCTACTTCCTTTCTGCTCATTGGCAAAAGGTTGGAACAGCAGTTACCGCATTGGCTACATTTTCCATCTTTGCAGAAATTGTAAATGTTATCTTTCATGCCTTTCTGCACGGATTCTAAGACTGATATAACTTCCATAGGCTACTCCAATTCTTCCTCTGCCGGGAACTGAAATACTTTCATGTAATTCTGGCTTGCATATTTTTGATATTCTTCTCTAAGCATTTCCATGGCTTTCTTTGCCTTTTCTTTCGTGGAATATTTAGCTGTTATTGAAGTCTCATTGTCTCCGATTGCCTGCATCCGGACAAATGTTGCTTCTTTCGCCCTTGTATCAATAAAAACAATGCTATTTTCGTACGGAAAATCCAATGTGCCGTCCTGTGATATAACTCTCATGGCAACCTCCTAATCTTTCATAAAGTCCGGTACGTTCTCGTCATTCTCAACGACTTCTCCGGCTACTTTCTCCTGCTCTGGTTCAACTACTTCGCTCCCGGTCTCAATAGCTTCGGATTCAGCTACAACAAATGGCTCTGAATTGGCATTTTCGGAAATATCACGCTTGACCTGTTCCTGCAAATCTTCCATCGGATATTCCTTGAAATCGTTGTCCTGCATTTCCTCTTTCGTATATAATCCCATTGTCAGCTCCGGGCAATTCAGACTGGAGAAGAAAGATGCGGCTCTGTAACGAAGCATTAACTGTGGCATGGTTTTCCACTTACTACCGTTCTTACTAAGCCATCCCTCGGCTTTAGCCATTTCCATGTCCACGGTCATTCCCTCAACTCTACGACCATTTTTCGTAGTCCAAGCAAGGCACGAATAAGGCTTGCCATCTTTATCTCTAGTTTCCTCAAACTGTAATTCCATGTCGAATTTACCGGAATTATTGATTGCCGCAATCAGAAACTTTGAACTCCAAGACGGTCTACCCTGAATCACATACAGATTCTGCATAACCATCAGTGGGCTTACTCGCAGTCTCTGCGCCTGCTCAATAGCAATCAGACAGTTTGCATCGTTCTTCTGGAATGTCTGCGGAACGATTGTTGAACTTGCCAGTGCCTTTGCCATCTGCATAGCCATGATGAAATTGTCGGATGTTCCGAAAATTCCAAGGCTGTAATCGGTAACCTTGTTATTGTGTGTTGCAACCTCTGTCTTTTCTTCTGCTACTGCTACTTCCTGTTTCTTTGTTTCTGCCATAATTATTTTTCCTCGCTTTCCATGATGATTTTTAATTTGTTTTCTTCTATTTCAAACTTTTCTTTTGCCGATTTAAGTTCCTTTTCTGCGGCTTCTCTAAACTTTTCCTTTGCATAATCGAAATTCGGCTTTGTAAGGAAAATATTTTCATAATAGCCAGTAATTTTCCCTTCGTCCTCTTTTCTAACAAAGCTCATGCAATTTGGAAAACCTCTTTTCTTATCAACTGGATAATATGTCTTTGGTTTTTCAATCACTTCCACTTCTGTGACGGAGATTCCGTCCGAATTAAGTCCATAAAAATAAAGTTTCACTGCTTTTCCTCGCTTTCCTCACATTTCTTCACAATCGCCACCTTATCAGCGCCGTAGGTTTCCACCCACTTCATATCCACGGTTTCATCTGTAACTGTTAGCTTTGCACCTTTGGCATTTACAACGGTATCTCCGGCTTTTACAGAATCCTCGGTCTTAAATGTGTAGCTACGACCTGGTATTGTATACTTTGCTTTGATGTAGTTCATTCTGATACCTCCAAAAATTAGTCTTCCGGTTGCTCAAAGGAAACATTTATTGGCATATTCCAAGAGGATTCTGCAATATCAGAAAGCGATTTCAAAAATGATGCTGCAATGCTTTCTTTAAAATTTGTACTCTGCAACTGTTTTCTGATTTCTTTTGCAAATTCCTCTCTGTTTTCATTGATATACTTTTCAATTTCTTCTTTTACTGTTTTTTCAATAGTATTTTTTGCAAGCCAATCAAAGTATGGCATCGCACGCCAAGAATCCTTTTTCACGAACTCGCCCGTGCTGTCCACATACCTATCTGTCATCTCATGAATAGCATCACGAACTACAATTTCCGGATTTCCCAATGCTTTTACAATTCCTGCACTTACTTCTTCTCTAACTGCCGCTTTAATGACTTCATCACTAATGTTCAAACTCATCATATTAGCCATTTATTTTTCCTCTCTTTCCTTTATTTCTTGCATCTCTCTCACAATACGGAAGAGAACAATGCCCGTATTCCGCAAAATCAAAGAATCCTCTCTTACTTGCACTCTTCCAACGCTTGCATGACATACACCGCGCATCCGGTTGTGTGACGTTGTTGCTTATTCCAACTCTAGACATTCTACATCCTAGCTTTCTTAATGAAAATCCGCTTCCGGTTCTTTTTCCGGTCGAATATAACTGTCATCATATTCCTTATCAATAACGATAGCCGTTTTAGCTCTGGATAATCTCAAGAGTAGCACCTCAAATTCACTCAAGTTTCTAAGTGACGAAATCGTCAAATCCTTATAGGAAGAAAGTGTATATGGTTCTTCTTTTCCGTTATCCCATATCCACTTTGACACAGGAATTTCAACATTCAGTTTTTCATCATGCTCATTTTCAAATGTGATAACTGCTCTTTGCACACTGCTCCATGATGGCTTATCTTCCAGCTCAAACCGCATTTCACATTCCACGGATTGATAAGAAACGCCATCATCGTAATCAATGTCTAAATCTTCTGTGTCAATATCCCTTTCACATTGTTTAATCCATGCCTTGAACAAATCCGTAAGTTTGATTTCTTTCTGCTCCGGCTCCATCATAAGGTCTTTAAAATTCTCCAAAATCTTTTTATTTCCAATACAGAAATCCGAATTAACAATCTCTGTTAAAACAGAATCAAGTTTAGGAAGGTACTCTGAAAAATCATAACTCTCAATGTATGGAACCATGACTTCTTTTACCTTTTCCTCAATGGCATGCTTTGCATCTCCCCAGCGAAAAGCATCTTCGATTGCTCCTCCCAATGCATTCATAAATTTTTCTTTGACAATTTCACTTACTTCATCCGAAGATAAACTTTCCGATGCTATTTTCAATAATTCTTCTTTCATTTACACACCCTCAACTTTCAGCTGCTTGTCCTCTGTTACGCTCAAAAGAATTAACTGTGCATCCATATCCGGCACATTGAACTCATTCAGTGATTCTGCGTTATCTACGAAAATCGGTACGCTTACACCGTATAACTCGCTAAGAGAACGGATAATATCAAGTCCGGCTACGATTCTATGACCACTGTTTAAAGCCGAATACGGAACGCCATTCACAGTACACTCACAACAATCTTTCATACCGCCATTTAACTGCATTTCAAAGAGTTTGAAATTTACGGTCTTGAAATGGCTGTTAATAGATTCTGAAACCTTATCCAGCTTGAAACGAATGAACTCTTCCAAGAGATAAAGCATCTGTTCCTGATCGGCAACTTTCTGCCCGATTTCTTTCTGCTCGTCACGAAGCGTTTCGATACGATCATCAATCGCCACATTGTTAGCCGCCTGCGCAATAACCTTGTTCACCTCTTCAAGCTGACTCTGCAGATCGGCTTTCTCGGCTTTTAAATCAGTAACAACCTTGTCTGCGCCCTCGGATTCAACCTTTGCAATATCAGCAAGAATCTTGTCATGCTCTGTTTTCAGCTTCACATACTCTTCATTCTGCGAATAATCAGCTTCTGCCGGGATCTCGGATAACTGCTTTGCATAATCATTCTGCTTTGCAAGTGCCTTGGATTCCTGCTCTTTGAGTGCCACAATGTCTTCCTGCAACTTGGCGTTTTCCTTTGTCAATCGCTCAATATCAGCCTTGCAAGCGTTGCCCTTGTCAATCAGACCTTTAAGTTTTGCGCCCTTTGCATCATCAAATGCTTTGCGTGCATCCTCTAACTGCTTGGTGGCACGTGCCTTGGCATCTGCCTTTTTCTGCTCAAAATCAGCCTTAAGAGACTCAATCTTATCCTGCGGCAACTTCTGACCACATAAGGAACAAACCGTTGTAGATTCATCAAATTTCCACTTGGATTCGTCAAAGAGATATGGCATTTCATCAAATGCCTTGGAAAATTCTGCATTGTATTCAACACCAAGATTTTTCCGCTCTGCATCTGTATCGGAAATTGTCTTCTCATTTGCCTTGATCTGATTTTCCGCAGACTGAATCTGATTATGTAAGTCATTGAACTCTCGTGTTGCATCATCCTTGGCACTGTCAAGACCTCTACGTTTTGCGGAAAGTTCGTCATTCATGACCTGCATAATGCCGGACATATCAAATTGCAACTGCATTTCCTTGCTTCTCAAATCGCCTAACGTGCTACCGGCATTCTCCATTTTCTTGTCACATTCAGCGATTCTTCTTACCAGATCTACCTTTGCAAGTTCCTGCTCTGCCACGTCAACATCAACCTTGGATTTCTCGGCTTCATCAATACGTACCGGAATCTCTGACTGTTTCTTTTTCCACTCTGTAAGAGCTTTCTGAAATTTTGCACGAATATCATCCGTGGACGGTGCTTTCTCCAACTCGCCGAGTAATTGGGCATACTTAGCATCTGTCTGCGCCAGTTCAACATCCGATACATCCGTTACAAGGCGCATCAGAATATCCCGCTGCTCTTTCCATTTCATGGAAGAGAAATACTGCGGATTGGCCAGCATCTTGAACATATCCTCGCTCTGTGCCAGACTGGAAATATATTCTTTGAAATCAGCTTCACTTTTTGGATAACCGTCAATCTCAAATGAATTGACATTTCCCTGCAATGCAACAGTATCAGTACCACGTTTCTTAACCCAATTCTGCTTCTGAACCTTTGAAAGTTCCACTTCTTTCCCATCAACGTCAATAACTCCCACAACCTTAATTTCTACATTATCAATGCGGTTTCCGTCCTTATCTAATGGTCGAACATTAAACTTTTCCTCTCCGGCACTGTTTTTATTGAAAAGCAGCCATGTAAACGCATCGAAGATTGTTGTCTTTCCTGCGGCGTTCTGTCCTTTAATACTTGTCTTATTAGAGAAATTCACATCAAGGCTCTTAATTCCCTTGAAATTCTCCATATGTAATGATCTAATTTTCAGTTTCATTTTCCTTCTCCTTCCACTCTTTATATTTTTTATCGTAATCTTCCGGATCTGCCAGGGTAACCAGATGACCAAGTCCCCAGGTTACAATATAACGCTCTCCTTCAATTGCTCCATTTATCTTTTTCCCACATTTAAGTACACGCGCAATATCACGCGCAACAGAAGGTTTTTCTGCAATTACAAGTGCCTTCATTCTGTCTTTTCTACTCCTTTTTATTCTTTTCTGCTACTTCCATCATTGTCTTTAATTTATCCTGTGCTTCGGTCATACACTGGAGTAACAGTGGGTTAAATGTACCGCATTCACCATTTTGAATCATTTCCAGTGCTTTTTCATGCGAAAATGCCTTCTTGTAAACCCGTTCACTCACTAGGGCGTCATACACATCCGCCAGCGATACTACTTGTGCCGAAATCGGAATTTCTTCTCCGACAAATCCGTCCGGATATCCCTTTCC